GCACGCGCACGTTGCGGTTGGTCCTGGAGGACAACGGCAGTTCGCACGTCGTCACGGCCCTCGTGTCAGAGTGGTTGATCGACACGGACGACCTGACGAAGGACTTCACGGCCGCGACCCCCGCGACCATCACGGATAGCGTGTCGCCCATCGAGGCGACCGGCGATACGACCGACGTTGCCATTCTGACCGTCGACGACGTGCACATGCGGAACCACATCGTCATGGGCCGGGGTGTCACCGTCACGGGCCTGCCGACCGGATACAAGGTCAGCGGGAACCAGGGCGTCACAAAGGTCACGGAGAGCGGCGGAAGCGCGACGATCAACGTCGACGCCCTCGCGCTGCCGATCATGCGCATTGGCGTGTACAGCGACGGGGATGTGCTGCAGGACGTGGACACGCCGGACGCGGACGCATGGGGCGGGGCTACCGTCGCATGGACCGCGACGGGCGAGACGACCGAGGGCGATCCGACCGACATCGACTGGGCCATGAACTTCCGAAGCACGGTCGGTTACATCACGGACGGCGCGAACCAGTACCACCTTGCCACCGGGGACGAGTACCCGCAAACGCGGGGCGGACTGACGTGTGGTTGGGACGAAGTCGCTTTCGCGGCGTCGATCAGCCTGCGGGACAGGGACAATGTCAATGACGTACGGCTGGCGGGGGCGTGGGAGAAGGCAAACACGCACGCGGTGCCGAACGCGCTTCGTATCGACCTGCCGAACGGGTTCTACGACGTTTCCCTCGCGGCCGGTGACCACGGGTCCACCGTGTGGGACATGCGGTGCTATGTCGCGGACAGCGGACTGCCACGGATCAGTATCGACACGACGGTCGACCTTGCGCCGGACAGCTACTGGGACGCGGAGGAGACGGAGCACACGGAATCAACGTGGGTGTCGACGGGCGCGGACGTGAAGGTGCGTATTGAGATCACGACTGGCATCATGAGAGTAATACTCGGCGGAACGGGCGAGGGAACGGGACACTCCCGAATCGCGCACTTCCGCATTGAGGGAGTTGCCCCGGTAGTTGCAGGCGGGGCGGGTGGAACGGGCGGAGCAACGCGGGGGATCATTCTGAGACGCCGCCGTAGACTTGAACGGTAGGAACCAAGGAGGAACACACAATGAGAGATCAAGAGAGGGAAACCTTCGCGGTTCCCGTAACGAGCGGCCTCGCGCCGGAGAGCATCATACTCTCGCAACCGAACCTGGAAGTCGCGATTCTGGTCGAAGACCTGGGGCTCGCCACGGACGTGCTCGTCAAGCGGCGCGTTCTGCGCGAGGGCGGGACCGAATCGGTCGCGACCGACTGGATCGACTCCGGCCTGGACGACATCACGGCCGTTGGCCTGACGACCTGGACGGGCGTCAGTGGCTTCCCGGTGAAGATCGAGTGCGACAGTGGCGGGACGGCCGGTGACGTAGTCATCAGCGCCAAGAGCTGGTACTAAGCCGATGGCCCTTTCGACCATCGCAACGCGGAGCGGAGCATTGACTGACGAGGAGATCGAGGGCCTCGTCGGTACAATGATCGACGAGTCGGTGCAGTACTCGACCGACGAGTTGTCCGACGACCGCGAACTGGCGACCAACTACTACCACGCCCGCCCCTTCGGCAACGAGGAGGAAGGGCGCTCGCAAGTCGTATCCACCGACGTGCGTGAGGCGGTAGCGAAGGTCATGCCGAGTCTGTTGAGAGTGTTCACGGGCTCGGAGCGGTACGTGGAGTTCAAGCCGCGCGGCCAGGGCGACGAGGCCCAGGCGCGGCAGCAGACGGACTACATCAACCACATCATCACGGAGGACAATCCGGGTTTCATCGAGCTGCACAGCATCTTCAAGGACGCGCTCATTCGGAAGACCGGCGTGGCGAAGTGGTGGGTGGAGGAGGAGGAGCGCGACGAGTCGACCGAGTACACCGGCCTCACCGAGGAGCAGGTACTGTTCCTGGAGGAGCAGCCGGACGTGGACATCAACCTGACCGGCGCGGAAGCTCCGGTCGCGGAGGGGATGCCGCTCACGTACACCGCGGAAGTCACGAAGCACTACGGTCTGCAGAAGATCATCGGCTGGGGCGCCGTCCCCAACGAGGAAATCTTCTGGAACCGTTCGGCGCGCAGCTTCGAGGACGCACGCATCGTCGTGCACGTCTGCGAGAAGCGCCGGGACCAGCTCATTGCGATGGGCTTCTCGGAGGACGACCTGGAAGGGTTGGAGGGCGAGACGTGGCCCGTCAACGACACCAGTGGCGAGGGCGCCGCACGGCGTCAGGACCAGATGATGCGCAACAACTTCGACGACGAGCAGGACGCGGGAACGCGCCCGATCATCTTCGCCGAGGCGTACGTGTACCTCACGGTCGACGGCGTGAACGAAGCCGCGTCACTGTGCAAGGTGCAGATGGCTGGCTCGACGTGGAAGTTGCTGGACTGGGAGAAAGTCTCTCACCGGCCGTTCGCGTTGTTCTGCCCGGACCCGGAGGCACACGAGATGGTAGGAACGTCTCTCGCCGATCTGGTGATGGACATCCAGCGCATCAAGAGCGCGATCCTGCGGGGCACGCTCGACTCGCTGTCTCTGTCGCTGTACCCGGCCACGGAAGTGGTCGAGGGCATGGTGAACATGCAGGACGCCGAGAACACAGAGATCGGACGCCACATCCGCGTACGCGAGCCCGGCCAGATGCGGGAGATCGCGCACAGGTTTGTCGGCCGTGAAAGCTTGCCCGTCGTGCAGTACTACGACGAGGTGGTGGAGCAGCGTACCGGGCTGTCGCGCGCGAGCCAAGGACTCGACGCCGACGCGATGCAGAGCACGACGAAGGCGGCCGTTGCCGCGACGTTGTCGGCCGCGCAACAGCGCCTGGAACTGCTGTCGAGGATTTTTGCCGAAACGGGCATGAAGGCGCTGTACAAGGGACTCCTCCGCACGGTGGTGGAGAACCAGAACAAAGCGCGCACGATTCGGTTGCGGGGCGAGTGGGTCGAGATTGACCCGCGGGCGTGGGATTCGGGGATGGACGTGGTGGTGAACGTCGCGCTCGGCCAGGGCATGACCGAGGAGAAGGTCGGCATACTGCTCGGCATCTCCGCGAAGCAGGAACAGATCATCCAACAGCTCGGCCCAACGAACCCGCTGGTGAGCGTGTCGCAGTACAGCAACACACTCAAGCGGTTGGTCGAGCTGCAGGGTTTCAAGACGCCGACTGAGTTCTTCTCCACCGTTACACCGGAGCAGGAACAGCAGATGGCGGAGCAGCAGGCGCAACAGCCGCAGAAGCCGGAACCGGCCGAGATGGTCGCGCAGGCGGAGCTGATTAAGGCTCAGACGGCGAAGGTGAAGCAGGAGTCCGACGCGCAGCTCGCACAGGCCAAACTGGCACTGGAGCGTGAGCGCATCATGCTTGAGGACGACCGCGAGCGGGACAAAGCAGCGGCGGTCATGGCCCTCAAGATCGAGGAGATGAACGCGAAGCACTCCGTCACGGTAACCCGTGAGGAGATCGAGCGACGCACCACCCTCGAACGGCAGCGGCTGGACGGCGACACGCGGGTGAAGGTGGCGAACATCCAGGCCGACGCGACAAAGGAGCGGACCAGTGGAAGCAATGGAGCAGCGTAGCAAAGAGGACGAGATCGCTCTCGGCACCAAGGCCGAGAGCGTACTAGAGTCCGAAGCGTTCAAGGAAGCCACGGCCGGGGCACGCGAGAACATCATGATGAAGTGGCGCAAGTCACAGAAGCCTCATGAGCGGGAGCACTGTCACGCGCAAATCGTTGCGCTGGACGAAGTTGACCGCATGTTGCGCGTGTTCACAGACCGGGGCCGTGACGCCCACACCAAGCTCGCCGGACAGCGGCGAGGAGGAAGGCAGCGGTAAACCTTTACCGAGAAAGGAAAAGTGGTTATTTTCATGGATAAGAACCAACAGCAGGAAGCGGCGCCGACCGACGTGACCCCTACCCCGGAGCAGGAACCGGCGGGAATCACACCGGAAGCAGGCGTCGAACAGCTCTTAGCTTCGACCGAGTTCCTGGCAGACCTTGCCGAGGACGCGGCAAACGAGGGTGATGAGCCGCTGCCCAAAGACGACGAAGACCCGGACGGTGACAAGCCGGTCGAGGACGACGGCGACGAGGGCAATCAGGACGAGTCCGACGACCCAGACCCTGACGAAGTGCAGATGTACGAAGTCATGGTCAACGGCGAGCCTGTCGAAGTCTCCCTTGAGGAGATGGGGAAAGGCTACTCGCGGGAAACGGACTACACGCGCAAGACGCAGGCCCATGCGGACAACGTCCGCGCCTTCAACGAATCGAAGGAGACGGAGCTTGCCGAAACGCGCACCGCCCGCCGGAAGTACGCGGACGGATTGGCGACAATCGAAAAAGCGATGGGCCCCGAACCGACCGACCCCAACTGGGACGAGATTCGGCAACAGGACCCGGCCGGTTACCCGAAGAAATTCGCGGACCACACGCTGATGAAGCAGCGGCGCGAAGCTCTCACAGCAGAGCGGCAGCGCACCGCACAGGCGGAGATCGAGGACGCAGCGGACCAGCGGCAGAAGTTCATGGCCGCCGAGACTGTGAAGCTCAAAGAGATCTTCCCCGACGCTCACAAGGACACGGACACGCTGTCCGCGTTCAACGAGCAACTCCTCGCGTACGGCGAGGTGTCCGGGTTCACGCGGGAGGAAGTCGGCAGCTACATCGATTCGAGGGCGGTCACGATTCTGGAGAAAGCGCGTCTGTGGGACGCGAGCCAGAAGAAGACCGGCAAAGCCAAGGAAGACCTGCAGGAGAAGGTACGCAAGCTCCCCACGCTCAAGCCGGGGGCACGGCGCAACCGCTCGCGCAGGAAGGGCCCGACAAAAGAAGGTGTCGCGGCTCGCAAGCGGCTCGAAACGTCTGGACACGCAAGAGATGCGGTCAGCGCACTGGAACACCTCGTAGAAGACTAGGGGACTAACCCCCAAAGGAAACCATCATGACCATCGTAGCAAATACATTTCTGACGTTCGACGCGAAGGGTATTCGCGAAGAACTCTCCGACGTGATCTACCAGATCTCTCCGGAGGACACGCCTTTCATCTCGATGGCAGGCAAGGAAAAAGTCGGCAACACTCTGTACGAGTGGCAGACCGACGAGCTGGGCGCCGTGGACACCACGAACGCTCACCTCGAAGGTGACGACATCGCGTCCTTCTCGGCCGTGACCGCCACCGCGCGCGTGGGTAACTACGCGCAGATCAGCCGGAAGACGCTCATCATCTCCGGTACCGAGGAAGTCGTTCGCAAGGCCGGACGGCGTTCGGAGTTGGCCTACCAGACCGCCCAGCGTGGCAAAGAGCTGAAGCGGGACATGGAAGCAATCGCCCTGCACAACATCGGTGGCGATGCCGGAAACTCGACCACGGCGCGGGACACCGCGACGATGGGCGCGTGGCTGAAGACCAACGTCGACAAGCACGCGACCGGGACCAACCCGTCGTACACCGCGGGTGTGCCTTCGACCGCTCGTACGGACGGAACGCAGCGCGCGTTCACCGAGACGATCCTGAAGTCCGTCATCTCGTCCATGTGGACTGAGGGTGGGACTCTCAAGCAGTTGTTCGTCGGTCCGTACAACAAGGGCGTCGTGTCGAACTTCGACGGGATCGCAACCACGAACTTTGACCTCAGTCGGCCCCGGCCCGCTGCGATCATCGCTTCGGCGGATGTGTACGTCAGTGACTTCGGCGTGCTGTCCGTGTTGCCGAACAGGTTCCAGCGTGAGCGTGACGCTTGGTTCCTCGACTTCGAGTTCATCAGCATCGCTCACGTTCGTCCCTTCCGAGTGACCAAGCTCGCGAAGACCGGCGACGCCGAGAAGCGCCTGATGCTCCTGGAGTGGGGCCTGAAGGTCAAGCAGGAAGCCGCGTTGGGCCTCGCCGCGGATCTGTCCACCTCCTAATCCGGGGGGTGACAACAATGCAGTCTAGTGGTGGGTCGGCCTAACGGTCGGCCCAGCACAGCATCATAGGAGAATATCATGGCAAAGCTGGGAACACTCACCCGCGCTATCGGCGTCATCACGAGCGGCACCATTGCCGCGGATGAGACGATCACGGTCGCCGGGAAAGTCTACACGTTCGTGGCGGCTCCCTCCGCTGCTGGCGATGTGGATCTCGGGGCCGACGACGACGAGTCGTTGGACAATCTCGCCAAGGCGATCAACCTCAGTGGTACGGCGGGCACGGAGTACGATACGGACATGGTGGTCAACGAGCACGTCACGGCCGTCTCGGTCGGTGACGGCGCGACGGTGAACGTCATCGCCAAGATGCCGGGCGTCGTCGGTGGATTCATCCCGATTGCGGAGTCAACGACCGGAGCAACGGTCGACGCCACTCTCGGCGCAGGCACGGCCGGTGCGGGCAACCCCTCCACGGCCATCGCGGTGATTCTGGACACGATGCAGCTCAACAGCGAAGTGATTGCCGCGCTCGACAAGCTCGACGCGTCAGCTTCCGCAGGCGTGTAATCTGGGAGCCCCGGCTTAACTTTAACGGTCGGGGCATTTCAGTTCATAGGAGGAGGAACATGGCTTCCCGTATTTTTGACGTGGATGGGTTCACTCGCAGTCGCAGGATATGGCACGAGAACTACGACGGTGACGTAGTGATCGAGACGGACACCGATGTCACCGAGGCTTTGAAGGACGCGGAACGGGCCAACAACGCACACACGCAGGGGCGCAAGTCCCGGTGGAGTGACTCGCTGACCGGCAACCGCGTAGCTTCCATCCCGCTCGTGATCTACATGCAGTTAGAACGAGAGGGCATCCTCGCCGACCCAGATCGATTCAAGGCGTGGCTCAATGACCCGGACAACAGCGCGTGGCGCTGTCGGCCTGGGAAACTATAGGAGAACAACCTCATGACTTCTCTGACGAAGGAGGAAGCACCAAGCATCAAGGTAGCGATCTGCTGGCCGACCGGGGGACACCCCAAGCACGGCTTCACGTATGACTACGGGCAGCTCATGGCACAGACCGCGTTCTACGCGGCCGAACGCCGCGACCTTGACTTCTGCGCTGCCGTCCAGGCGTCGAGTTATCTTCACCAGAACCGTAACGGACTCGTTATGGGCCACCTGAGAGATGACGCGATCACCCACTTCCTGTTCCTGGATGACGACATGCGCTTTCCGAAGGACACGCTCCTTCGGCTACTCGAACGAAACAAAGAGATCGTTGGCGCCAACTACACGAGCCGTGGGGGCGTACCCCGTCCGATGGCCGTGAAGGATATGACCTACGACAAGGGCGGCGAGAGCAAACTGCTCTACACGTACGAAGGCTCACACGGGTGTGAGAAGGTCGACACGATGGGGCTCGGCGTGACGCTCATCATGCGCCACGTGTTCGACAGCATCGCGTTCCCCTGGTTCGACTTCAACTTCAACATGGAGCTGAGTCGGCACGAGGGCGAGGACACCACGTTCTTCGAGAAGGCGCGCACCGCCGGGTACGATGTGTACGTGGACCATGACCTGTCCAAGGAAATCGGCCACGACGGCGACATGACATTCACGATGGACCACGCGGTCCAATTCGAGGAGGAGAAGAAGAATGGGACTTTCGACCTACACGGAGCTGCAGGCGACGATAGCGGACACGCTGAATCGGAGTGATCTGACGACGCAGATCGTCGACTTCATCACACTGCTGGAGAACGAGCTGGACCGCCACCCGGCGGTCGAGTTCGAGAAGACGGCGAACCTGACGCTCACGGCGTCCCCGCACGTGCTGCCATCCGACCTGCGCGAGCTTACGTCGTTGTACTACGACGACAGCGTGCGCAAGGGACCGATTGACCTCACGTCGCCGGAGCGGCTGGCCGTGTACAAGCGGCAGCTCGGGCTCACGGGGTACCCACGGTACGCCGCTGTGACGGTCAACGGCACAGAGCTGTTGCTGTCGCCGGAACCGGACCAGTCGTACGTCGTGAAGTCGCAGTACATCACGCAGCTCGACCGACTCGGTGGCTCGACGCCGTCGAATTGGGTGCTGGACGATCACTCTGACCTGTACTTGTATGGGTCGCTGCTTCACTCGGCGCCGTTCCTCAAGGACGACAACCGCGCCCCGATGTGGAAAGCGTTCAAGGACGAAGGACTCGCGCAGCTCGACAGTCTTGTCAGGCGGCGCAAGTGGTCGGCGAATACGGCCACCACGCGGCCCCCGCGGGCGATAGGATAAATCATGGCTGAAACACTGACCACCAACTACTCGATGAAGAAGCCGGAGGACGGTGCGTCCACTGGCGTCTGGGGCCCGTTCATCAACGATGGCCTGGACATCGCCGACACGCAGATGAAGGTCAACGAGGACGCCGCGGCGACCGCGCAGGCCGCCGCTGATGCGTCACTCGCGAAGGCGGGTGGGGTGATGTCCGGCGAGATCGACGTGCTCACCGCGCGCATGGAGTTGTCCGCGTTGGGTAACTGGACAGGCGGGTCAAACGAGATCGACCTGGACGTGGCGAACGCTTTCACGGCGACCGTGACGGCCACCTGTACGGTGACCATCGCGAACGCGGAGGCCAGTCACATGCTAGCCTTCTCGGTGCGGATCACCAACGCGGGCGCATTCGTTATCACGTGGCCCGCCACAGTCAAGTGGCCGGGCGGATCACAGCCGTCGTGGACCGCGAGCGGCACCGACGTTGTAACGATGCTGTCCTTCGACGGTGGCACCACGTGGCAGGCGAACGCTGTGCTGGACCTGTCGTAATGTTGATCCATCTTCTAGGCGGCGGCTTCTGGGTGAGCGCGGACGCGCCCCCCGAACCCGTTCCGCCCGATGGTCCGCCGACGAACCTGAGCATCGGCACCTGGGGCTCGCCTGTGTCGTGGTCAGTCGCCTGGGACAACGGCGACCCGCTCGCGTACACGCGCGTGCACCGCGCGGAGCATAGCGGCACCTTCGGCAGCTCGATCTTCGTCGGCAGCATAAACCCCGGTGGGGCGGAGTTGCTCACGGACGACGCGACGGAAGGCGCAGAGTTCTTCCCTGGCCCCTCGCCGGTCGAGGGCGACTACACCTACTGGGTGTATCACAGACGCGACGGTATCGATTCCACTGAAGTGGAAATCGACACGACGACGGTATAATGGAGGCGCGCATGGAGGAGTTCATACGGGAGCAACTGGGCTTGGTGTTGACAGAACAGCGCGCCATGCGTGAGGACTTCACGCAGTTTCAGATTGGGAACGAACACCGACTGACGAAGGTCGAGGAGAGTGCCTCTCGGTCCGCAAAGCGGAGCGGCGCCCTGTGGGGCGCGATCACGTCCGTCGTCACGGCCATCGGTCTGCTGGTGCTCGCACTCGTGAAAGGGGTGATATAATGCGCAACGTAGTGGTGGAACGGTTTCTGGACTGCGACCACGGCACGTTCGGTTTCTTCCACGTGAAGGGGTTCACCTTCTTCTCGTTGGAACCAGAGTGGAGAGAGAACGCGCAGGGTGTCTCCTGCATACCGCCCGGCGAGTACTTGCTGCGGCGCACGATCTACAATCGGTACAACTACCCCACGTACGAGATCGTGGATGTGCCGGACCGCACGCGGGTGCTGATTCACCCCGGCAACACAGAGGAAGACACAGAAGCGTGCGTGCTACTTGGCATGACGCTCGGCGTGCTCACGGTAGAGCGCGACCAGGACACCGGCAAACGAAACAAGAAAGTCGCCGTGCTGCAGTCTCGGAAGGCGTTCGATCAGTTCATGCGGTTGATGGACGGCGTCACCGAGGCGACCATCACGGTGGTGGGAGACGAATAGATGACGCTCACAGCTCTGAAGATCCCGCCCGGCGTATGGCGGAACGGGACGCAGTACCAGGGGAAGGGCCGATGGAAGCAGTCGCAGCTCGTGCGCTTCACGGAGGGCACGAAGCAGCCGGTCGGTGGGTGGCAAACGGTGCAGGCTGGCGGCGCGGACATATCCTTCACGGGCGTCTGCCGCAAACTACTCGGGTGGTCATTCGGCCAAGCGCCGACGCTCGCCATTGGCACAAACAGCCATCTGTACACGTTCGTACAGGGCGCGCTTACCGACCGCACGCCCGCGTCCTTCACGCCCGGCGGAGTGGACACGGAAATTGCGACGGGTCAGTTCGGCTCGGGCGCGTGGGGCGCTGGCAACTACGGCGAGGGCGACCCGGCCCAGTCGGCACAGACGGAAGCCGGTTCCTGGCAGCTCGACACGTTCGG